GCAAGCAGCTATTAAAGAAATAAAAGATAGATATAGAAAAGAGGAAAGACTAAAACAAGCAGAACTATATAAAAAGTCTTTATTAGATGCTGCTCAAAGGGTTAAAGAAGAGGAAGAAAGAGAAGCTGCCTTAAGAGATGCTAAAATAGAAATGGCTCAACAAAGTTTACAAGCTATTTCAGATTTAGTAACTGCTTTTGCTGGAGAAAGTGAAGAGGCGCAAAGGAGAGCTTTTAATATCAATAAAGCTATAAGTATAGGGCAAGCAATAATAAGTACAGCACAAGGTATTATAACACAGTTAGCAGTACCACAAGATGCGTTAACTGGAGCTAACTTTGTTAAGGCTGGTATAGTTGCTGCTACAGGCGCTGCTCAAATTGCTACTATTTCTGCTACACAATTTCAAGCTAGTGGTAGCGGAGGTGGAGGAGGTGCTTCTCCTACTGCTCCGAATCCTCCTACTGCTGTAAGTTCTCCAGCTGTGTTTAACGTAGTAGGAAATACAGGCACTAACCAACTAGCAGAGACTTTAGGACAGCAACCTTTACAGGCTTATGTAGTCGCTGGAGACGTAACTACTGCTCAGTCGTTACAAAGAAACAAAATACAACAAAGTACACTTTAAACGTAAATAAGTTATGGAATTACAAGAAGTAGAATTATTTATAGAAGACGAGACAGAAGATGGAGTTTTCGCTGTTTCACTTGTCGAGAATCCAGCAATAGAAGAGAACTTTGTAGCCTTATCAGGTTATAAAATGGAGCTTAAAGTAGTAGACGATGAGAAGCGAATAGTTACAGGGCTAGCTTTAGTTCCTGAAAAGCGTATTTATCGCAAAATAAAAGAGAAAGAATTTAATATATACTTCTCTAAAGAAACTATCTACAAAACTGCTGAGCTGTTTATGAAAAAACTAAACTTAAACAACATAACAAGCGAACACGAAAGACCAGTTAAAGGAGTGAGCGTAATAGAGAGCTGGATAGTAGAAGATACTGACAAAGACAAGACAGCACTTTACAATCTTAAAGCTCCTGTAGGTAGCTGGGCTATTACTATGAAAGTTTACAACGAGGAAGAGTGGCAAAAGATAAAAGCTGGAGACTATAAAGGATTCTCAATTGAGGGGATTTATCAAGGACTAGAAGCCTTAGAAATGAGCGACGAAAAAGAGGACATTATTAAACAACTAAAAAACATAATTAAATAAAATGGCAAGAGATATTAAAAACACAGCTTATAATGTAAGGCTAGACATAGTTAACGACCCTTCAGGCTTAAAGAACGAGCAAGGCTCAATGTACTACTATAACGGACAAGTATATTACTTTGACGGAACTAACCCAGCAAGCGCACTATTAGATAGTGGTAGCGTAGTTACTACAGATGCTGTTAACTTTGGTTCTACTCAATGGAGTAAAACAATAGTAACTCCTGTTACTTTATTAAACGGAGAAATAGCAAACGGTTTTACTTTCTTTGATAATGCAACAGACAAAGTAGCAAGCGGTACTACTTCATACGACGAGCTAGACATAGCTGGAACTGGCGACCATGTTATTATACCTTATACTGGTACAGCATACGAGGGGCAAAGGTTACAGCACAATATTAGAGTAAACTTTGGTATAACTACTGGCTCTACTCAAACTTTAGGACTTTCTTTAAGACGTTTTGCAGACGACTCTATTATAGGAAGTGAAATAAAAGTAAATAGAGACCAAGATGTAAGCGGTAACCAATTTAATTTTGTTACTTACACAGCTGGAGCTTCAGACCCTTTCGTAACTGGTGGCTTTTACTTTGCTTTAAGAAATGACTCAGGAACTTCTGTAGATATTGAAGGAAGTATAGGAATATTAATACAGACTTACTATCAGAAGCCTACAATGTTTTAAATTATGACACCTAGTAAAACAAGCCCAGTCGGAGGTAATAGAGGTTGTCTATGTAAAGACGGAAAAACTTATTCTCGTAAATGTTGCGACGGTTCAATATTAGCGCAAGGAATAGGAAGCTTAGTAAGTGGCAATACTTCAGTAGTTACAAATGAAGATACTACACGAGTAGAAAGCGAGACTAGTAGTCCTATAGTAAGTACTAATAATAGCAACGTCACAAACGAGGACACTACTAGGACAATAGTAAGAGTTTCAAGTTAAAATTATAACAAACTATTTAATAAACGTATATATTAATGAACGTTCTTTTAGAGAGTTACACAGACTACCCTCAAAGTGCTACTAACAACGCAAAGAGAGCACTTGAATGGGTTGAAAAACATGGCTGGGGTACTTGTGGAGAAGCTACAGGAAAGAAGAGAGCTAGCCAGCTTGCAAATAGAGAACCTATAAGTAGAGACACTATAGCAAGAATGGCAAGTTTTAAAAGACACCAACAGCATAAAGACGTACCTTATAGCGAAGGCTGTGGAGGTTTAATGTGGGACGCTTGGGGAGGAACTTCAGGAATTGAATGGGCAATTAATAAGTTAAATAAAATAGAAATGAAAGAACAAATAAACTCAATACTTCAAAAAGTCGGTTTAAAGGCTGTAGAAGTAAAACTAGAGCAAATCATGACAGCAGACGGACAAGCTGCTTTAGAGGCTGAAATTTTTGAAGCTGGCCAACCTGTATTTATTGTTAACGAGGATGAAAGGATACCTTTACCAGTAGGCGAGTATGCTATGGCTGACGACATGATTCTTAAAGTAGCTGAGGAAGGTATTATAGCTTCTTACGAAAAGAAAGAAATGGAAGCTGAAGAGCCTATAGCTGAAGAGGAGGTAGAAGTAGAAGCCTCAACTGAAGAGCCAACTGCTAAAAAAATAGTTGAGTCTGTTTCTAAAGAAACTTACTTTGCTGCTGAAGAGGAAGCTCCTAGTAAAATTAGCGAAGAGGACAAAGCTGAAATTATAGGCGAAATTAAAAAGCTAATTTTAGAAGAGATACCTTCTATTTTAGAAGATATGAAAAAAGACGAGGAGAAAGAAGAGGCTGAAATGGAAGAGGAAGTAAAAGAGGAAACAGAACTTTCTAAGCCTATTAAACATAACCCTGAAAATGTACAACCTAGAGAACAAATATCTTTCAATAAAAAAGAAGTTTCTCTACGTTCTAAAGTATATGACTTAATAAGCAAATAATAATTTTTAAATAAATAAAAAATGGCAACAACAACTTCAATTACTACTACTTACGCTGGCGAGTTTGCTGGTAAGTATGTAGCTGCTGCGCTTTTACCAGCGCCGACTATTGCTAACAATTTAATTACTGTTAAGCAAAACGTTAAGTACAAAGAAGTACTTAAAAGAGTAGGACTAGACGATATCGTTAAAGACGGTTCTTGCGACTTCGACCCTACTTCTACATTAACTTTGACTGAGAAAATTCTTGAGCCAAAAGATTTACAAATTAACTTGTCTTTGTGTAAGGCTGACTTCAGAAGCGACTGGGAGGCTATCCAAATGGGATACTCTGCTTTTGATAACTTACCTAAGAACTTCGCTGACTTCTTAATAGCTCATGTAGCTGAAAAGTCTGCTGCTAGAAACGAGCTTTCTATTTGGCAAGGTAACGCTGCTACTACAGGACAATTTGACGGTTTTGAAAGACTTTTGTCTTTAGATACTGAATTACCAGCTGCTCAAGAAGTTACTGGTACTACTGTTACTTCTGCTAACGTAGTTACTGAGTTAGGTAAAATAGTAGACGCTATGCCTGACAGCCTTTACGGAAGAGAAGACGTTAGACTTTATGTATCTAACAACATCTTCAAAGCTTACGTTCGTTCTTTAGGTGGCTTTGGTGCTGCTGGAGTAGGAGCTAACGGGTTCGAAGGAAAAGGTAACATGTGGTATACTTCAGGAGGTGCTTTGTACTTCGATGGTATTCCTGTTGTAATGTGTCCAGGTATGTCTGCTGATACTGCTATCTTGTCAACTATTGACAACTTGTATTTTGGTACTGGTTTATTGTCAGACCACCAAGAAGTAAAAGTATTAGATATGGCAGACCTTGACGGTTCACAAAACGTACGAGTAATTATGCGTTTTACTGCTGGCGTTCAATATGCTTTTGCTGCTGACGTAGTTACTTACGGAATTGTTAACGCTGTTAACTAATAAACTGAATTAATAACTTAATAAAGGGGTGGGTTAACGCCCCCCCTTTTTTATAAAAAATAGAAAATATGGCATGTGATATTTCAGCTGGTAGACTTGAGCCATGTAAGGACAACGTAGGAGGACTAGATGCAATTTACTTTGTAAATTACGACGACTTACCTTCTGAGCAAATTACCTTAGATGTAAACGACCAAGTTACAGCAATAGGCGGAACGCCTACAGCGTACAAATACGAATTAAAAGGAACTTCTAACCTAGAGACAGCTATTACTTCTAGTAGAGATAACGGTACTACTTTCTTCGATGCAGTTTTAAACGTAATGTTAAAGAAGCAAGACCTAGCAACTCATAAAGAAGTAAAGTTACTTTCTTGGGGAAGACCTAAAATTTTCGTAAAAGACAACAACAATAA